CAGGCGCATACTTAAATATTCAACACGATTATATCACGAAAGGAGCAAAAATGGAAGCAGTTGAAATTGTAAGAATTAAAGATGTGATCATTGAAAAAGTCTCTGCTAATGATGAAGAATTAGAACACATCTTTGGATGCTCAAAGCGACAAGCGGGAGATATGAGACGTGAGATGAAGAAGTTGCCTAGCCAACAGAAACATCTTAGGAATGATGGTCAGCTTGTCACGATTAAAGGTTTTGACGAATATCTGCAATATCGTGGAACTCAAGCTTGGAAAAAAGAAATGGTGAAAAGCAAGAAAATGAGGTCGGTAGGATGAATCTATTAACAAAAATCAAAAACTGGTTGGAAAAAGAAATAAATACTGACTGGAGAGTGGTCGCTCTGGATCTCAATCAATCATTGATTGAATCACAAGAAAGACTTCAAGAAGCGAATCAAGAAATTGCAGACTTGAAGAAAATCGTAGCAATCTATAAAGAAAAGGAAAACTCAAAATGATGGAATACATTTACCTAGTAACAATCGTAGGGATCGGTCTATGGTCGCTAGTAAATAAACTAGATGATCATGCTGAAAAGAAGCGGAAAGAACGCCAGCGAATAGCGAGCAGTATCGCACGCATGAATCTGAGAAATTCAGACAAACAATTTACTTATGATGTGGAACCGCCAGAAGGGCTAGTTAAGGAGTAGAAAAATGAACAGAAAATATAAAACTAGAGGAACACAAGAACCAACACCACGTATCAGAGTAGCTCGTGAACACTATGAGCGTATTATAGACCTCGCGGATGAGTGTGATATGAAATTGATTGACGTTTTAAACCAGCTACTTGATTTTGCTCTTGAACATGCGGAAGTTGAAGAGATTCAAATTCCTGTCAAATCTTTAAAAGTCGGAGGAGAAAAAGATGGTGACGATTAATAAACTAGAAATCGAAAACGTCAAGCGCGTTAAAGCGGTCAAATTAGAGCCGTCAGCGACTGGTTTGACAATCGTGGGTGGAAATAACAATCAAGGGAAAACAAGCGTGCTGGACGCGATTGCTTGGGCGTTGGGTGGTAACAAGTACAAGCCTAGCCAAGCACAGCGCGAAGGAAGTACAATTCCGCCTAGCTTAAAAATCACGCTATCAAATGGTTTGATTGTGGAGCGAAGTGGTAAGAACAGCACTCTCAAAGTGATTGACCCGAGTGGTAACAAGGCTGGTCAAAACTTGCTGGATAGCTTTGTGGAGGAACTAGCTATCAACTTACCAAAATTCATGGAGCAGACTAGCAAAGAGAAGGCTAAAACTCTGTTGCAGATTATCGGAGTAGGTCCGCAGTTGGTTGAACTGGAAATGCAGGAAAAGGCCAAGTATGACGAGCGCCATGCAATCGGTGTGATTGCTGATCAAAAAGAAAAGTTCGCTAAAGAGCAACCGTACTATCCAGATGCACCGAAAGAGCTAATCTCTATCTCTGAACTTATCCAACAACAACAAGCTATCCTTGCCAAGAATGGCGAGAATGCTCGTAAGCGCCAGAACTTGGTATCTATCCAAAATCAACACGCTTCAGCAACTGCAGAGGTTAAACGATTGGAGCAATTGCTGGCTGATGCCAAAGAAAAAGAAAGTCAGCTGGCTCAAGACTTGGCTATTGCGAATACCGACGCTATGGATCTTCTCGATGAATCGACTGAGGAGATTGAAAACAACATCGCAGAGATTGACGAAATCAATCGTAAAGTGCGTGCTAATCTGGACAAGGATAAAGCAGAAGAAGATGCCAAGGGTTATCGCGAGCAATACAAGGAACTTGATAATGTGATTGCTGACATCCGCAAGCAGAAGACGGCTCTGCTCACTAACGCAGACTTGCCACTACCCGGTTTATCTGTGGATGATGGTGAATTGCTCTACCTCGGTCAGCGCTGGGATAACATGTCTGGTAGTCAGCAATTACAAGTTGCGACTGCAATTGTGCGAAAATTGAAGCCAGAATGTGGTTTTGTGCTGATTGATAAACTGGAGCAAATGGATCAGTTGACTTTGCAAGAATTTGGCACATGGCTCGAGCGGGAAGGATTGCAAGCAATCGCGACTCGTGTATCAACAGGAGATGAATGTAGCATCCTGATAACCGATGGTTACTCGGAAGTAAATCCTAATTATAGTAAAAATAATACACCTGCAACATGGAAGGGTGGTTTTTGATGGGACAATTTATTGACCTAAAAAATAAAAAGTTTGGCAAATTAACTGTCATAGAAAGAGCTCCCGCTAGTAATGAAAAAGAGGCTATGTGGAAATGCCAATGTGATTGCGGGAATATAGTTGTGACACGAGGTTCATCATTACGTTGTGGTGCTTCAAAAACCTGTGGATGCTCTCGTATTGAATGGTCTCAAACTGGCAATGCAAAAAGGACACATGGTTCTACCGGTGAACGTTTATATCGTGTTTGGGTAGGAATGCGTCAAAGATGCTATTTAAAAACTCACAACAGATACCAGAGATATGGTGGTCGAGGTATTAGAGTCTGTCCTGAATGGGAAGATTATACTATTTTCAAAACATGGGCAATGTCTAATGGCTATAATCCTAACGCAAAAAGAGGAGCTTGCACTATTGACCGTATTGATGTAAACGGCAACTATGAACCATCTAATTGTAGATGGGTGGATGCTAAAATTCAAGCACAAAATAAGGAGAAAAACTAAATGCAAATCACAAGAGGAAAACGAGCGAGAGCTCAAAAGGTAGTTATATACGGTCCTGAAGGAATTGGCAAGTCCACGTTTGCCGCTGAATTTCCAAATGCTGTCTTCATCGACACGGAAGGTTCGACAGATAACATGGACGTGGCACGATTAGACAAGCCGACCAGCTGGACCATGCTCATCAATGAGATTGCTTTTATCAAAGCCAATCCTACCGAATGTGGCACATTGGTCATTGACACAATCGACTGGGCAGAAGCATTGGCAGTTAATTACATCTGTTTGCAACATGGCAAGCAAGGGATTGAGGATTTTGGCTGGGGCAAGGGTTATACCTACGTCCAAGAAGAAATGGGACGTTTCTTAAATAGCCTGTCTGATTTAGTTGATATGGGCATCAATGTGGTATTGACTGCGCACGCTCAGATTAAGAAATTTGAGCAACCGGATGAGATGGGTTCTTATGACAGATATGAATTAAAACTCGGTCAAAAGACGGGTTCTAAGACAGCGCCACTTGTAAAAGAATGGGCAGACATGGTTCTATTTGCCAATTACAAGACCTTAGTCATGACGGCCGAGAACGGTAAGAAGAAGGCGCAGGGCGGTGAACGTGTGATGTATACCAATCATCGCCCAGCATGGGACGCCAAGAACCGACATGGATTACCTGATGAATTACCGTTCCATTATGCAGGGATTGCTCATATCTTTGCGAATCAGCAAGTGCATACACAACAGCCACAACCGCAGATAGTCGCTCCAGAATCTCAGCAGGCTGTTCAGCAAGCCCCTGAGCAAGTTCAAGAAGAACTACCTCTCGATATGTCGCAGGTAGCTGAAAAACCTCAAAATGAAGCTCCTAGTCCTAGCGAGCCACAGACACAACCTGAGCAATATCATGTAAGTTTGCCAAAGAGTTTGACAGACCTCATGACGCAAGGAAACGTGACAGAAGAAGAGCTTCAAAAAGTCGCTTACATTCGTGGGCACTTCCCGTTAGGAACGCCAATCGAAAACTTCCCGCCTGATTATTGGGATATGATTGTTGCACACTGGCAGGCCACTATGGAAGTTATTCAAAATCAAGTACGAGCAGACCCTGAACTGCCCTTCACGATGTAGATTTTGGGAATTAGAAATTATTGCAAGATATAACAAGAGGTATCTATGAAAGACAAAACTATAAAAATCGATTTATCAAAAATCGCAAATACAGCCTTACAAGAAAAGGTTGACAAAGAACTTGAAAAAGTCCTTGAGAATATTCTGGATCTCAATACAGAAGCTAAGGCAACTCGTAAGGTCACTATCACACTAACGATGTCAACAGATGATGAGCGTACAGTCGTTAAGACAGGTATGGAAGTAAAATCTACTTTGGCACCGCAAAAAGGTGTTGCAACAACTGTCATTGTCGGTCGTGATGATGCTGGTAAAATCCACGCTAATGAACTTAAAAGTGGTATCCCTGGTCAAACCTACTTTGATGACAATGGTGATATGAGAACAGCTACTGGGGAACTCATCGAAAAAGTCGAACAACAAAATACAAATATTATTGATTACAACAAAAAGAAAGCAGGTAACTAACCATGACAGAAAATATTAAAGATGCATTATCATACGCAGTCGAACTAGCGGGTAAAGAAAACAAAATCATTCGTTCAGAAACCGGAAAGGAATATTTTGACAGCAATGAATATGACTTACAGGAACTTAACCCTCGTAAGTACGCACCTATCCTTGAGCTCCAGACGCTCAAGAGTCTTGTTGACTATCTCAAATCAGATAACGATTTCATCAGTGATCGTAAAATTGTAGTTGTCGTGGACAGTTTCCATAAGGTATCTGTATATGATCAAGTTGATTTTGAAAATGGTAAACGTCCTCAACTTGTTTCTGTAAGAGCATCTGTCCCAGTTATTCCATTCAGCAATTGGCGTGACCAGGAAGAATTCAACATTATGCTGCAGTCTATGTTTATCAATGATGCAGACCGTAATTTGGTTTTGGATTTTGCTAGCCATTTAAAAATCGAAAAAGGTGCAGAAGTACAGGATAATGGCGTCAGTCAAATGGCTACGGTTCGCGATGGTGTAGCAAGCCTAGCACAAGCTAAAACTCCAAATCCAGTAACCTTGAGACCATATCGTACCTTCAATGAAGTAGAGCAGCCTGCTAGTCAATTTGTCTTCCGCATCAACAAATTGGCGAACCTGGCCCTATTTGAAGCAGATGGCGGTAAATGGAAATTAGAAGCCGTCGAAAGCATCGCAAATTATTTAGAAAATGAACTTGCTAGCAACAAAAAAATTACTATTTTAGCTTAAAGGAGAAATCAATATGACACAACAATACAATAACTTTGATCACGAAATTGGTTGGGAAGATACGATCGAAAAAGACTCGGATTTCGTCCTCTTGCCTGACGGCTTGTACCATTTTACAGTCGTTGGCATGGAACGTACACGCCACACGCCGAATCCGCAAAATCCAGGGAAACTACCAGCTTGTAACAAGGCTATCGTCAGCATCAAGATTGTAGCTAACGAAGGTGAAACTGAACTGCGCCACAATCTGTTTCTGCACAGTTCAACTGAAGGAATGTTATCTGCTTTCTTTGCTGCAATTGGCCAAAAGAAAAAAGGCGAACCGCTTCGCATGAACTGGAACACCATCATCGGTGCAACTGGTGTATGTAAAGTCGGAACTCGACAGTACAAGGAAAATAATTATAACGAAGTCAAATCTATGCTCTATCCTGAGGATGTGGACTATACAAAAGTATTAAACCAGCAACCAGGTCAAACAATGCAACAAAGCTATCAGCAACCGCAACAGTCGAATTTTGCACAACAACCACAACAGCCACAAGCTGGATATCAAGCTGGGCAATTCTAGGAGGTAAGGGATGGCAGGTAAGTTAAGAAATGACTTAACCTCTCAACGATTCGGTTTCTTGAAAGTTCTTCGCCGTTCCCCCGATAAAGGGGGCGGCAAGAAACCAGTCGTTAAATGGGAATGTGAATGTAAATGCGGTAAAAATATAACTGTAAAATCTGATTCTTTGTTATCTGGCCACACCGTTAGTTGCGGATGTAAAAAAAAGATACACGGCAAAAGTAATAAAGAACGTTTATATCAGACACGGAAGAATATGCGCCAACGTTGCAACAATCCCAATCGTTCTGATTACAAACGATATGGCGGTCGAGGTATTAAAATATGCGATGAATGGAACGACTACAATACTTTTAGAGATTGGGCGTTGTCTAATGGATACTCTGATAACTTATCTATTGATAGGATAGATGTTAACGGTAATTATGAACCTTCTAACTGTAGATGGGTGGACGGTATCATTCAAGCAAATAATGTCCGAAATAACAGAATAATCACTTTCGAAAATAGCACTTACACCATGGCTGAATTTGCCAGAAAAATCGGAATTAGCTATTCTTCATTACAACACAGATTAGATAGAGGTTGGTCTATAGATAAAATAGCTCAAACTCCTCAAAGAGGTGTTTGATATGGAATTAAGAAAGTATCAACAGGAAAGTATTAACTCTATTCAGGAAGAGTGGAACAATGGCAGAAAGCGCACTTTGCTGGTTCTTCCGACAGGATGTGGTAAGACTGTGGTTTTTACTAAATTAGCTGAAGAAATGGTCAAGCAAGGGAAAAGAGTTCTAATTTTAGCACACAGAACAGAATTGTTGGAACAAGCTTCTGATAAATTGTTTAAAATTACAGGCTTGAAAACTGCATTGGAAAAAGCTGACAGTACAGCTATAGGTTCGTGGTGCAGGGTTTCAGTTGGTTCGGTGCAAACTTTACAACGTGACAAACGTTTAAATCAATTTCCTAAAGATTACTGGGATGTGATTATTGTTGACGAGGCTCATCATATCTTGTCTGATGGATATATGAAAGTAATGAAATATTTCGATGTTGCTAATGTCCTCGGTGTAACAGCAACGCCAGATAGATCTGATATGCGCAATCTCGGTTCTTACTTCGATAGCCTCGCTTATGAATATTCGTTGGTACAAGCTATCAAAGAAGGCTACTTATCTAAAATCAAGGCTTTGACAATTCCGCTCAGCTTAGACTTAACAAATGTCAGCATGTCAGCGGGTGATTTCAAAGCGAGCGATGTCGGGACGGCACTAGACCCATATCTGGAGCAGATAGCGGACGAAATGGTCAAGCAATGTGCAGACCGCAAGACAGTCGTATTCTTGCCTTTGGTAAAAACCTCGCAGAAGTTTCGAGATATTCTAAACGCAAAAGGTTTTCGCGCTACTGAGGTAAATGGAGAGTCCAAGGACCGTGCCGAAGTCTTAGAAGACTTCGAGAATGACCGCTACAACGTTCTTTGTAACTCTATGCTCTTGACTGAAGGCTGGGATTGCCCATCAGTAGATTGCGTAGTTGTGCTAAGGCCTACCAAAGTGCGAGCGCTCTATTCTCAAATGGTGGGGCGTGGGACTCGCTTGCATCCAGGGAAGGAAGAATTGCTCTTGCTAGACTTCCTCTGGCACACTGAACGCCACGAGCTATGCCGTCCAGCTCACTTGATTTGTGAGACTCCAGAAGTTGCTCAGAAAATGGTTGAGAACATGGAAGAGCAGGTAGGAGTTATGCTTGACCTTGAAGATATGGAAGTCAAGGCAGCAGAAGACGTAGTCGCTCAACGTGAGGAAGCTTTGGCAAAACAATTGGAAGAAATGCGTAAGCGTAAACGTAAGCTAGTAGATCCATTGCAATTTGAAATGTCTATCCATGCTGAAGATTTATCGAATTATGTGCCTAACTTCGGAATCGAGCAGTCTCCTCCAACAAAAAATCAGTTACAAGCCTTAGAAAAATTTGGAATTTTTACTGACGAAATTGGAAATTACGGTAAAGCTAACAAGTTACTAGACCGACTTAGCAAGCGACAGTCAGAAGGTCTGACCACACCAAAGCAGATTCGATTATTGGAAAGATATGGCTTTAGAAATGTCGGTCTATGGAGCTTTGAAAATGCCAAAAATATGATAAATAGAATAGCAAGCAGCGGTTGGAGACTTCCGCAAAATGTTAATCCTAAAGAATATGTGCCAAATTAAAAAAGTTCTTTGAAAATTTAATAAAAACACTTGACAAATTTGTCTAACAAGAATTATAATAATTGTTGTCAGACAGAAAGGTGGTGAACCATGACTGACAATAGAAAAACAGTAGGTCGTCCCAAAGCTGAAAAGCCACAAGACAAGCGTGTAACTGTGAGAATGACACAAGAAACTTTCGATAAGTTTGAGAGTTATTGTAAAAATCAACAGGTTACAAAGTCAGAAGCAATTCGCAGAGCGGTTGAGTTACTCAAATAAAAAAATAACATGTAATCCGCCTTCGCCAAAACTTGGATTACATGTTATCGCACGTAGAGTGTTTCTACATGAAATATTATATCATGTAGGACACTTCTTTTCAACATACACAAAGGAGTGTTTTTATTATGGCAAAAATTGAATTAACAGAAGAACAGTTGACTCAGCTAGGCTACGAACTTGCAGATATTCGAAGAACGGTTGAAATGGCAACCAATATGACAGAAACCTTGGCTTGGGTTCAACTTAAGGACGATACAGCTTTTAAAGAGATGTCTAAAAAGTTCTTTGATACTTTTAATGAACAATTCGGTTTACTTCATTCAACACTAGATGAAATTGCTTTTATTTTGATGAACTCAACAGATAAAGCAGAAATCTTAGGAAGTAAAATTTTTAACTAGGAGCATAAAAATGGAACTACAAATTTTTAAAAATGAACAATTCGGAGAAGTAAGAGTAGGAGCGTGTAATAAATAAATGTCAGAAGAAAAATTTGATTTACTACCATTATTAAATTATATTGACCCAGCTACCCTCTCATATGAGGGATGGTTGTCGGTCGGTATGGCTCTTAAACATGAAGGATATACAGCATCCGACTGGGACAACTGGTCACAAAATGATAGTCGGTACAAGAAATTCGAGTGCTTCAAGAAATGGGACACATTTAACGAGGAAGCAGGAACTATCGTGACAGGCGCCACGATTACTCAACTTGCGAAAGAAAACGGCTGGGTGTCGCAATCCAGTTACGATAGCGAGAACGCGCATGAGTTAGGCTGGATCGATACAATCGACCGCGACTATCGTGTCATTGATAAGGACTGGATTGAAGGAAAGGAAATCCACGAGCCGACAGTTTGGAATCCAGTTCAGGAGATTATCAAATATCTTGAAACACTCTTCGAAGCTAGCGAAAATGTTGGTTATGTGACTGGATGTTATCCAAAAACTGACGACGAAACAGGCGAGATTGTCAAATGGCTGCCAAC